CGGTCGTGGCAGTTACCAGCGTACACGGGTCACGGCACAGGGATTCCCGCGAGGGATTCTGATGCGTCAAAAGCAGGTGCATGGCTTTCAGACCGGAGATATGGTTAAGGCCGTGGTACCAGGCGGAAAAAAAGTTGGAACCCATGTCGGGCGCGTAGCAGTCAGGGCATCCGGCAGTTTCAACATCCAGACATCACAAGGTGTCGTACAGGGCATATCCTGCAAGCACTGCAAATTGATTCAGCGTGCAGACGGATATGGTTATTCGACTGTGGCAAAAATGGAGAGTGAACAGGTATGCCACAAAGCAAGGATTGCTCCGCAATCCGCGCTCTACCTCCTCGGCATGAATGCCGGGGTTTCACGCGCAAAATGATGAAACAGCTTAGTTCAAAAACCCCAGTTCTCGTGGGAATTCACGGACCGTTAAACGGTGGGAAAGATACTGTCGCTAACATAATTCAATCAATATTTCCTGAGGATTATCGTCGTTACGCGTTTGCAGAACCCTTAAAGAAAGCAGGAGAAGTTTTGTTTGGATTCACTCGTCATCAAATGGAAGATCGAGTGTTAAAAGAAGCCCCCGATCCTTTCTGGGGATTCACCCCACGTAAAGCGATTCAGCTTCTTGGAACTGAATATGGTAGAGATAGTTTAAGAGAAGATGTTTGGATCAAGAGGGCAGAGCTTGAATTATTAAAGAATAACAATGATGGATATAAGACAATCATCACTGATGTTCGCTTTGAAAATGAAGCAGCTTGGATTAGGTCAGTACCTAACTCAATCTTGATCTATCTTAAAGTTCCTGGGTTAGAACGTGATGAAAAATACAATCACGCATCAGAAGCTGGGATTGAGCTAATTGATACTGATTTTGTTATCATTAATGATAAAAGCTTAGGGATAAATAATCTATTTCGACAGATTGAACATGTCTTCACTGATCGAGATGTTGAATTCTTTCTACCTGAATTTTCGGAATAATCATGAAATTAATTTTAAGCGTTCTGTTGTTTATTAGCTTTAACGCTTTTGCTGACTGTAGTGATATGGCTCCCAAGGGATTGCCGATTACCACCACAAAAACTAGTTTAATCTGTCATAAAACTTATCTAGTCAAATACGATCCTGTCTGTAAGATCCCAGCTATCGTAGTTGAGCACTTGATACCATCAGAGATCGGTGGAACTGAACCCAGAGTTCAATTTAGACCTGATCCAGATTTAAGCTCTGAAACTAGAGCAGAACTAAGTGATTATGTAAAATCAGGTTATGACCGAGGACATCTGGCTCCTGCAGGTGACATGAAAACTGATTCAACAGCAATGATCGAGAGCTTTTATCTATCAAACATTGTTCCACAAGCTCCAAAGAATAATAGGGGAGTTTGGAAACGAATTGAAATGAGAGCTAGAGCTCTCGCAGTAAAGTATAATGGAGTTTATGTCATCTCAGGATCAATTATTGGATCTGATCTTAAGATCGGAAACAGAGTATGTGTACCTACACAGCTCTATAAGGTGATTGTTAATAACAATCTTAGCATGGGAGTTGCTTATCTTTTACCTAATACCAATGAAGTGGGCAACAGAAAGATTTCTGAATTTGAAACTACGATTAATACAGTTGAGTTCACTGCTAAAGCTAACTTATTCCCTCAGTTGTCAATTGATGAAACTAGCAAGATTGGGAACTTTAAGTGAGATGATTTCAGAACAAGTAGAGAAACATAAATTTGTCAACGTTCTTGTTTACTTTTCAATCATAAAGTGATAAAATACTCCTAAGTTAATGATTTAGGAGCTTCAAATGTATCTTAAGCTAGGTGAAAGTATATTCCCAGTTATCTTTAATGACGTTGCAATGCGTCATGAATTAAGTGAAAAGACCGAGATTCGATTCATGGAGCAACCTAACGGAACTATAGTTTGCTCCTACATTGTAGCTGCTGAAGATACGTTTGATTCACCTTTCTCACGTGAAGCCCGAGGTATCGTTTTTGATGCTTCTGGAGAGATCATCTCCCGTCCACTGCATAAGTTCTTTAACGTCAACGAACGTACTGAAACTCAACTGGCTAACATTGATTGGACTGATGTTTCGCGGGTGATGGTAAAGCGTGACGGATCGATGATTCACACTGTAGCGATCAAAGATGGCTTAAAACTGTTTGATCTGAAATCAAAGAAATCTTTTTCTTCTGACGTGGTCTTGCAGGCTGAAGAATGGCTGTCACAAGATCCATGGCGTTACGGTGCATATCATGCTCTTTGTACTTACGCAGTGACGCACGACTTGACTGCGATCTTTGAGTGGACTTCACCTACTGCCCGAATCGTGCTTCACTATCCAGAGAACGAACTGCAGCTCTTACACATACGTGAAAACAATACTGGACGTTACTTTACAAAAGCTGAACTTATTAAGCTCAGCCGTGAGTGTCACGTTCCGTTGGTTAAAGATGATGAATCCATTCAAGATCTAATCGCAAACAATCCAAAATCCTGGGTAGAGATCGCTCAAGCGATTGAAGGTGTTGAAGGTTGGGTGATTCAATTCAACAACGGTGACATGGTCAAACTAAAAACAAAGTGGTACCTTGAACGTCACCGTGCAATGACGTTCTTGCGTGAACGTGACATCGCATTGATGACCTTACATGAGAGCATTGATGATCTAAAATCGCTGTTGGTAGGTGAAGGTGCTGACATTACTGAAATCTTGAAGATTGAAGCTGACGTTGTACACCGAATCGATGAAATGATTGAATCTATTACATCAACGTTTGAACAGTGGAAACACCTTGAACGTAAAGACTTTGCGTTGAAATTCGGACGTACAGGTGAAGATCATGCTCACTTTGGTTTGATGATGCACTTGTATTCAGAAAAAGAACCTGATTACAAAAATTATTTTGAAAAAAATTATCTTAAAGAAATTTATTCTTTGCGTCAACTTAACATACTACAGTCAGTTGCTGAGATAGAGCAATGAAATGACTCAATGACAATGAAATAATTCTGTTTCAAGAAGAACTATCTTCTTTGCTGGAGAAAGCATGACAATAGAAAAGAAAACTTTAGTATGCTCAGATGCTGTGAATAACAACAATAAATTTTGGAGCTATGAGTATGACACTGACACATCAATATGTATCGTTAAGTACGGACGAGTAGGTAAAACCGCTACTGAAGATCCTCCTAAGCACATGTCACGTTCTGAACTTGACACCAAGATCCGTGAAAAACTGCGTGCTCGCGGAAAAGAAGGTACCCCTACCTATAAACCTCCTTATCGTGAAATCGCAGTTGTGATTGACACGGTTCCCACAGATCCAGCAGCTAATCTATCAAAAGAAGTTGTGCGTGAAGCGGCAAAAAGTCAACTTGCAAAAAATAATAGTGAGCTATCAACCCTCGTTGAACGCTTAGTTGAAGCTAATCGCCACGAGTTGATAAAAACTTCAGGTGGTCAGATGGACATTGATCTCAAGACAGGGATCATCTCTACTCCGATCGGAGTAATTACAAAAGATACAGTAAAACAAGCGCGTGACATACTGGATAACTTGTCGATCTATGTCAATAAGCATGACTTTGATGCTAAACAGTACATTGAGTACTTGAACTCTTACTTGATGATGGTTCCACAACAAGTAGGACATGCACGAGGTTGGTATAAGAACTTTTTCAATACACACAACACCCTAACAAAACAAAGCTCTTTGCTTGACCAGCTTGAAGCTTCGGCTGACTTGGCTGAAAGTCGTTTACTTGCGGCTAAGAATGGAGCCGTTCAAACCGCAATTTCAGATACACCTGACATCTTCAATGCAAAGCTGAATATCTTGACTGATAAGGCTGACATCGCCAAGATCGAAAAACTGTTCTATGACACGATTAATGCTAATCATGATTCAAAAAATATGAAACCTGTACGTTTCTATGAAGTTGAGATCCCACATACAAAAGCAGCATTTGAAGCTGACGGTGCTAAGCTGCACAACATTCAGCTTCTATGGCATGGAACTCGTGTTTTCAATGTTTTATCTATTTTAAAGAATGGATTATTCTGCCCTCCAAAATCTGGATCCTTCCATGTAACAGGCCGTATGTTTGGTGATGGAATTTATGGTTCAGATCAATCTTCTAAAGCGTTAAATTATTCAAGAGGTGGAACTTGGGATCATGGTCCAATTGATAAATCGTGTTTTATGTTTTTAGTAAATTTTGGATTAGGTGATATGTACATTCCAAAGAGTTCATATGAAACTTTACCAAAACCCGGATATCATTCAACATTTGCAAAACCAGGAGTATCTGGAATTCTTAATAATGAATTTATTGTTTATCGTAGCAGTCAAGTTGATATTAGATATCTAATTGAATTTGAAGAAAAATAGATTGAATTTTATTTCTGGTATGTAATGTAAATGATATTTTTTACCCATGTGACATTGGAATATGGCGTGATGAATTTGACTTTAATGCAAACATTACACTTGTCCCAAAAATGAAGACTAACTACAAACTATTTTATGACCGTATTGAATTGATAGAGTTTCTCAAACGACACGGAGTGAGGATGAATGATCCGTCTCATCCACTCACATTTACAAAACATCACGGTAGCCATCCAACGCTAGGTGATAATGTATATGATGTACGCCAAATGTTATTATTGGGTTGGGTTACTGAATGAAAAAATCTTGTGCTTGTGGTTTTATAATTGAAGAGCCCCGTGGTTGGCTTCTTTGTCACCCTACGAACAGTGGAAATCGATGGGACTTTCCGAAAGGTGGTTCTGAAGTTGGTGAAGACCATCTTGTTGCTGCTAAACGAGAGCTTTTAGAAGAGACGGGCTTAGTATTAACATCCAATCAAGATATCATTGATCTAGGACAACATCCTTATCAAGATAATCGCGATCTACATCTTTACTATGTCAAAGTTGATAAAATTGATACTAAAGTGATGCACTGCACTTCAATGGTACTAAATCCAAAGGGGAAAAACTTTCCAGAAATGGATGCATTTGTAGTGTTTCCTAAAGATTTAGTTCTCAGTAAGGTGGGAAATCGATTGAAAACATGGATTACAAAGTTTATTCCAAAGGAGATTTTTAGTGAAGCCAGTTAAATTGTTAGAGTTAATTGATTCTGAACGAGCTGCCAAGATCTTAGACATTCCGATCTTAGCTTTAGGACAAATGATGTTTGATGGAAAGATCACGATCTATCCAGGGTTTATGTACAACAAAGAAGAAGTTATTGAAATTGCAAAGAAAGAAGATTACTTAAAAACGTTACGATAAAGGAAATAAAATGAGAAAGCCAGAAACTCAATACATCATTCGTGGATTCAACCTAGTTGATGAAACATTTCAAGCTCCTACTGGATTGATTGAAGAAAAAAAATCGTTCAAAGAGATGGTAGTAGTAAAACAACATGAAGCTATCGTTGCTATGATGTGTGATGATGACTTCATAACCATGACGGTCCCTTATATAAATTCGATCAAGTATACTCTTGATGTCCTGGGAAGTGATGAGATGGAAGCGCTTGATCCCAAGAATATGGTTTATGTGGTAGATCTGAAGATCACGATAGCTGAAACTGACAAGTTGGAAGTTAAGCGCTTGAAGAGTTCTATCCGTGAAGATCTTAAGCGCTGGGCTGAAAAATCCAGGGTAAAAAATCTGCGTGGATGGCGTGTCAATGCTATCAAGACTCCCAAGTATGAATACCTTGATGATGTTACTGTAGTGAGCACCCAAGTGATTCTAAGTAATGCAGTGATTTACAGTGACATGACTTGTACTATCTCTCCACTTGATTACATATCTGGGATGACTGACCTTAGGCATCTTTACAAACGTCTGAAAAAAGATCTACCTTTGGTTGAACTTCGTTACAAGCACTCACTGTTTGGTAGCGGAGAGGTGAAATGAGCTTTGTGCTTGTAAAGTTTCAAGCTAACTATGCTGATGAATTTGACGTATACGGGTTTGCTGTATTTCAAGCCTCAACATGGGAAGAGATCAAAGAGCTAGCCAGAGATCTTGACTGGTCAAATCCAATTGAAAGATACTTTGGTACTAATGAAGCGATTACGTTTAAATCTTACGCCGACTATATACATCATTTTAAAGTAACTACTATATCTGAAGCTGAATTCTTAATGCTTAAGAAATTATTTGGGACTGAGAAAGATAAGATATGTCCTGCTTACTTTGGTCAGTTCTTAACCGTTACTGATTAGATCAAGTAAAATATACTTCTTTTGAAATAGATGTTAAAATGCTCCTATGATTTTTAATAGGAGCATTACTTTATGCATTATTGTACTGACGTAAAAGCCTTTCATGATAAGTTCGGTCTAAAAACTCCCTCAAAATTTACTTTCATTCCAGAAGATCTACATCACTTTCGCTCTAAGTTCTTTCACGAAGAACTTACAGAATTCTTCCAAGGTGTACAAGAAAATGATCTAGCAGGTGCTATTGATGCTTTGATCGATCTTGTATACATCACCTGTGGTTGTGCCCTGCTCTACGGAATCCAACCCGAAGAGTTTACTAAGATGGCTAAAACACATGAAGGTATCTTCACTTACCACTTTTCAAATGTTAATTTTATTGATGGACCTCACTTACTTGACTTTGATAAGTCAAGAGAACTTTACACTGTATTAGCAATTGCAATCATTGACTATGAGTGCGGTTATGATCAGAAAGATGAAGAAAAGATCAAGAACGCTTTGACCTCAATCTACGTGAACTGTTTATTTGGAGCAAATGACATGGGATTCACCCCTGAAATGTGGGATGAACTTTGGGCTGATGTGCAAAAATGTAATTTATCAAAAGAACGTGCAAAAAAAGCTTCTGATTCTAAGCGTGGATCTGATTGGGACGTTGTCAAGCCCAGCGGTTGGATTGCACCTCAAACTGAAGCTCTAGTGAAAAAGTTTGTATCTCAAAGTAATATATGAACACTTATGGTCGAGCTTAAAATGGACAAACGAATCGGTAAATTTCGAATAAGCCGAGAGATTATAGAAAACCATCCAGAAACAGCTAGAGCAATTATAGAACGATGTACTGTGATTAAGGGTGAATGGGTTCTCTACTCAAGTGCGCTAGAATGTCTAGCCTTTTCACCTGAGTTTGACGAACTTCCGCTAGATGAATTTCCACTACTAGATGAGCCTGTGCCTATGTATATAGTAGAGATCAGTGAGAATGGAACTTTCATCGAATTCAAGCGCATGATAGACTTCGGAGATCATATCTCACCTACCAATAGCTCCGAACACCATTTTCGCGGCAAAGTAGAGCAGGATTGTGCCGAACAGCATCGCCGGGATCTTTGGTCAACGTATTTTCCTCGATAGTATGAATGGGCCAATAAAAATATTACGCACACTGCAACCAAAAATGGGATGAAATATGGAACTCGATACCATAAACAAGCTGTATTTAGAGTTATCTCAGATCGCAACAGTAAAAAACGAACGTGATTTGGAACTAGAAAAGATGATAGAACGCAGCAGGCGCCGTGGAAAATTACTTGTTGATATATTCAATTTCGACGATGTAAGTTTATCGTTCGAACTAATGAGCCGTATAGAAGCTGAAGTAAAAGAAAAATAACGCGTAACTATTCCCTTATGGGAGTGGGCAAGCTATGTCCTTTAGGACGTGGTAGTTGACTACATAAATTTTGAAAAGGTTAAAAAATAATGAAAGAATATACTGGCCTTCTAAATAGAATCTTAGCTGAAGGTGAAGAGCGACATGATCGGACTGGGGTCGGAACAATCTCAGTTTTTGGTGGAAATGATCTTGTATTTGACCTACGTGAACGATTCCCGTTAGTTACGATCAAGAAAACTCTCTGGAGAGCTGCATTTCTTGAGATGCTTTGGTTTATTAGCGGAGCTTCTAATATTAAGTTCTTGAAAGATAACAATGTTAAGATCTGGGATGCTTGGGCTGATGAAAATGGAAACTTAGGCCCTGTTTATGGAGTTCAATGGAGATCATGGCCTGGTAAGATCTACAAGTTCAGTCATTCTGAGATGATAGCCTGGTCTGAAGATCCGTCTATAAATCCAAATATTTCTAAAATTGCAATTCCTGACAATTTTATCGGAAATAGAGTAGATAAAGATAGTGAAACTCCATATGAAACTTTTAATCTTTATCAAGAAAATGTTGATCAACTTAAAAATATGATAGAGATGATCAAGAAAAATCCAACAGGCAGACGTCATATCGTTTCTGCTTGGAATCCTGGATTTCTAAGTGAAATGGGATTACCCCCATGCCATTACTTATTCCAGTGTTATGTGAGTAATGACGGCCATCTTGACTTGAAATTGCAACTGAGATCATCAGATGTTTTTTTAGGTTTACCGTTTAATATAGCTCAATACGCGTTATTAACTCATTTAATAGCTCAATGTACTGGTTTGATTCCTAGATTTTTAAGAATTTCTTATGGAGACGCTCATTTATACTCTAATCATATAGAACAAACTAAGCTTATATTAGAAAGAACTCCTGTATCATGTAATCCAAAATTGATAATTAATAATATGACAGATAATATAGATGAGTTTAAAATAGAAGATTTTATTATTGAGGGTTATGAATCTCATTCATTTGTAAAAGCTCAAGTTGCTGTATAGAATCTTCAAAAAAGAAATTACCGATTGCTGTATAAAATTGTTTACTAGAGATAACTAGTGTGATATAATTACTCTATCTTGTAATTTTGTGGAATTATCATGAAACCTGTTGACGTTTTTAAAGAAACAGACGACGAGTGGTATCCGTCATTTAATCTGGAAAATGAAACTCAGCTAGTAAGAGTTTCATTTACTCAAACAACATCAAGTAAAAAATGGAGAGTTTGTGCTTGGGGAAATGATGACTGTGGACTTGAAGCTGACTTTGATAATGAAACTGTAGCTTGGAACACATTTTTGCAAGTTATCTTATCGGAAAAGGTAAACATGGACATGTTGATCTCTATGGGATTTGTTTCAGCATGAAAGCTGATCTTTCAAAAACGATCTCATTTGAAAAAATGGTGGGATGGAAGATACATTGGACAAAGTGTAAACTTTGGGATCTTGAAAAAGAAGCATCAAGAAGTTTTTCACATGAACGTGTAGCTTCTATGTTAGAGTCTTTACAAGATATTTGGAGCAATCATCAGCAATATATCTGGGAAGTTGCGACAATGCTTGAACATAACTATCATAGTTATGATGTGATCGAATATCTTAAAGACGTTCCAAAATATCAAGAAATGTTGGAGCTTCTACAAACAGTAAAAGAAAAGATCTTATCAATGCATCAAGCTTCAATAGAACAAGATACAACTCAATTGAATGTAAAACTTGAAAAATTGAGTAAATACTAATGAAGTTAATTCTTGGGATCTTTATTGTTAGCGGTGTGTTGATCTTGCTCGCTTGATGCTAGAATAAAACTATATCGGGCATCTATTGTAAATAATCTTGATAGTTATCAAGATTGGATGAATAGATGTCAAAAAAGATTTTCAATATTCCACCACAGGTTGCCGATGAAGTTGTTATCGGCAACCCTTGTCTCCCAAGCTCGTCGTCTGTCTTTACCATCAATTCAACTACGGCTGGAGCTTTATTACCTCGCTTAACTAATCTTGAAATGAATTCAATTGTCAATCCAGACAATGGATTGATGGTGTACAACGTTTCAGTAAATAGTTTCTTTTATTACAATGGAAGCTATTGGTTAAACATTGGAACTGGATCTGGGATCGGTCCCACTGGCCCAACAGGTCCAACAGGTCCAACATCTGTTGGGCCTGAGTCAGCTGTTTTCATCACCGACGTTACTAGTTCTACTGGAATCGTAGGAATGAAAACTTACAAACCAGGAAACGTACCTGCTAATGCAGTTATTTTAACTGCTGTCTCTGATACACCAACTGTCAGAATAGTAGTGGGAGCTGATGGAAGTAGCTTAAAATATAGCCCTGACATTACAGTGAACGGAATAAATGTATCTTTATCTGAATCAACTACTAAACGCTGGTTTACTGGATATGCTGATTTAACGCTAGTAGAAGGTGTGAACACTATCACCGCATCTGCTTTAGATGGATCAAGTGATACGATTGAAATTACGTATTCAGTAGGTGGCCCTAGCATTCAATCTATTACTTTTGGTAACTTCCCAGGAGTACAAACTGCGCTTAAAGCTGATGACATGATTGGAGTAACAATTACTACTGATCTTTCTGCTACATCAGTTACGATCGCTGCAAACGGAGCAAACGCTTCAACAGTTACGCTACCTGTAACAAACGGGGTAGCTACTGGAAACATTACAATCAGAAATGCTACCGGAAACCTTCCGATCACTGTAACTGCTAAAAATCTTTTAGGTACTTCAGGATCTCAGTTCATTAGCTCAAATCTCCCGCTTGATCAAGTTTATCCTAGCATTTCACCGATCATAGTTACTTATCAATTAGGAAAGCAAGCGTTTGGAATGGGTGAAACTGGTTCACTTACGTCTACGGTTACTAACTTTGACACTATTCAATATTCTAGTACCGATTTCACAATTCAATCACCTTCAGATTATTCTGCTTCTAAGACAATCATAAATACAAGAACCGGTTATGTTTCTACAGGCACAAATTTGACAATTATAGCTAACAAAATTTCAAATGGATCAAGTACTATTGTCACCGGTTTAGGAAAGATCGCTACTGTAGCACCTACCGCGTACATTTCAATTGTAGATGCTACTCGTTTAGTCGGATCTCCTAGTGGAGTAACTTATGAAGTTAGAATCTATCCAGATCAGATGTTGTTAAATAGTCCAACATTAACAGCTTCAGCTGGATTATTAGGATCTAACTGGACCTCATATTTAGGATATTGGAAAAATACTCTAACTATCTATGATTCTACACCAAAGGGTATAGCTCAGTTTACAAATTTACAGTTGACAGGTTTATCAGGAATAAATGGTTCTACTATCACTAGTGGAAGTACTTATAACGTCGGTGGTTTCACCTCTAGGATTGTGACATTTCCTGCTTTTTCAAGAGTTGCTGACATGGGAGTAGCTGTAAGTGATCAAACAAAAACTGTTGCTCAAATATTGGGTGGAAATATTTTAACATTACATCTTGACGCTGGTGTTTATCAAAATGGTTATTATTTTGCTAACTCAGATGGAACGTACAATCCAAACGGTACTTATCTAGGCTTATCAGATTCTACTTTTGCTGGATCAAACACTACAGGAACTCTTCAAGCTTCAATTGTTGAGAACGCATAATGGCTAGTTTTAATGACTTTGTTCAACAGGAACTTCCAAAACGTCCCTTCACAGAAATAGATGGAAGTGAAGGACAAGTTCTTGTGCGTCGAGGCCCAGGTCCAAGACAAGTAGCGTTTGAAACCATCCCTGTAGGATCAGGAACTACATTACAAAAGTGGGTAACTACCATGACAGCTGGAGTTTTAACGTATGACTTACCAGCTCTTCCTAGCGGTGAAATTATGGTTTACATAAATGGAGTTCAAGTAAGTTCTTCTATTTCAGGCGTAGTTATGACAATCACCAGTTATACTGCTGGAATGATAGATTCAGACGATGAGTTAGTCGTTTATTATTGATAAATATCATCAAATGATTTAGGAGATTTTTAATGGCTAAGATCAAGGGTAAACAGATAAATCAGTTAGTTGGACAAGCTAACTGGAATACTATAGGCATCGCAGTTCCTTCTGCATCAACTTTAGTTGTAACTACAGCATTCACAGGTAAAACCCCAGGTGGCAGTGATACTGTAGCAGGGGTATTAACTACTCCTATTTACAACAAAGTTTTTTTGAGAGAATCAGCTAACGGTAAACCTCTAACAGATCCAGTTGACGGAGTGTCAGTTTTTGCTCGATTAACTGAAGCTAGCGGAACATGGACACTATCATTCTTTGTCTTAGTTAACGGTATAGAAACTCCTTTTGACTTTACAGGACACCCAAAAGTTGGACAAAAATTTGATTTTAGGTGGTGTGAAGTAGTTCAACTTGCTGACAGTTCACCTACTACGATCGTGTATGCTGGTGAAGGTATTGATGAATTTGACCCATCTAGCCCAACAAATCACATTCACATTCAAGAAACATTCACAATCACCACCAATGGGCAAACCGTGTTTTCACTTACACAAACACCGAAAGATACAGCAAATGTTATTTTCTTTGTAAATGGAATTGCTTATAATATCACAATTGACTATACTGTAGTGGGTACTACATTGACTTGGCTTAATGTTGACTTTACTCTACAAACGTCTGACCGTGTAACTGCAGAATATGCTTACTAATAAATAAATATGGCTAAGATTGCACCAAAACAAATAGACTTAAACGCTCTTATTGTAGCGTTAACGTCAGGTGGGTTGACTACAACAGGACAACCTGTACCGATAAGAATAACTATCCCTTCAATGTCATCTTCTGTGATAGAAGCATTAGATGGATCAGTATATCGATCTGCAAAATGGTTGTTAACTGTAACAGATTCTGTAGGTAATAGATTTGCAGTATCAGAAGTACTTGCTCTTCATACAAATGTTAGTGCTTCACATATCCATTATGGAAATGTAGGTGATAATATCTTATACGAAGTTGAAATTACATTGATCCAAGGAGTTATGGTTTTTATGATCATAAATTCAGAAAATGTAGATTTAATTGTAGATGCTGTTAGAATTGGAAGTCTTACTGTATAATAAACCCATATATTTTAATGAAATTTAGTAGGAGTTAATACAAAATGGCACAAGATTTATTTAGAGTTGGTTTAGGTATTGCTGATGATAATATTGAATATCTATCAGGCGCAGGTGCTCCTCTTGGCACTTCTGGTAGCACGTTTAATGCTCCTATTGGTTCACACTTTACCAATAATTCAAACGGTGATGTTTATATAAAGAAAACAAATAACGGTACTTCTGATGACTGGCAAATGCTGGCTTCTGGTGGTAACCTTACAGGCATCAGTACTGAAGTTAATGCAATTGAAACTGCGGCTGGCTTAAACGCAGATGGTACGTTCAAAGCCCATGTCGGTTCTAACTACATCGATGCTGCAACAACTATGTTTGCAGTTGATGCTGCTCTTGATGCTCAGTTGTACACTACTACAACTGGTTTAGCTTCTGAAGTTACTGCTCGTACTGCTGCTGATACTTCAATTCGTGCTGACTTTGCTGCTGCTGATACGACTGAAGCTGGAATTCGCGCTGCTGCTGATACTGCACTGCAAACTGAAGTTGATGCAATTGAAGCTGGTGCAGGTCTTGAAACTAACGGTACATATGTAACTCCAGTAGGAACAAACTATCTTTCAACTGCAACTTCACTGAAAGGTGCTGATTCTCTGTTGGATGCTGCAATTAAAGCTGCTGTTGACACTCAAGCTGCTACTGACGCTGCTCAAGATGTAGTGATCGCAAGTAAAGTAAGCAAAGCTGGTGATACCATGTCAGGTAACCTGAACATGAACAGCAATGAAGTTATCGGGCTTCCTTCAATTCCTTCTGGTGCTACTGCTGCTGTTTCTAAGAGCTACCTTGATTCAGTAATTACTGGTTTAACTTGGAAAGCTCCTGTTAATACGATCGGGGCTACTAACCCAGCTACTGCTGCTATCGGTGATCGTTTCTTAAATACCACTGACAACAAGATTTACACCGCTACCGCTGTTAACACATGGGATGGTGGTGTTGTTCCTGTTGATGGTTGGGCTGTGTTTGATTCATCTACTGAAACCGGTTACGTATTCTCAGGAACTACTTGGGTTCAATTTACCGGTGGTGGTCAAATTGTTGCTGGTATGGGTTTGTCAAAGACCGGAAATCAACTTGACGTTAACTTAGGTGCTGGTATCGCTCAGCTCCCAACTGATGAAGTTGGTGTTGATGTTCTAACAACTGGTGGTTTGTTCACTACTGTTGACGGTACTACTAGTAGTACAGATACTAGTGCTCAGCTTGCGGTTAAATTAGACGGTACGAGCATCACTTCTGGTGTTAACGGTGTTAAAGTTTCTGACACGATCACTACTGCGCTTTCAAATGCAACTACTGGTCTTGCGCAAGAAATTATCAATCGTACAAATGCTGATGCTACCATCACCACGAACTACCAAGCCGCTGATGCTACCATCACCACGAACTACCAAGCCGCTGATGCTACATTACAAACCAACATCAATGCTCTTGCTGCTGAAGTTGCTGTAACTGGATCTGCTTCTGCTGTTACCGCTCTTACTGTCGTTGATGGCACAGCTCTTGTTGATTCAATCGAAGTTGCTAAGTGGATTGTTTCTGTAGTCGGAACTGGTGCAAACGCTAATAAGAAGTTGGTTGCTGAAGTTCTAGCAACACACGACGGTACACCTACTGCTGATGCTACTGCTGCTGACTTTACAGTTTATGCTAAGCTAAAGTTTGGCAATATCACTGGTCTTACTTTTGACGTGATTCTGTCAGGTACAGGGGTAGCTCAAACTATGCAATTGGCTGTTTCTAGTACAATGCAAGTTAACGTGAAGTCAATTCGTACTTCTCTGTGATTAAGTAACAATTTAAAAGCCTACCAGAATTCTGGTAGGCTTTTTAATGCCCGATGGCATCAGGTTACCAATAAATAAAAATATAATTGATAAGAGAGATTATCTTGGGTACTATTGTTAACAATGCGTTTCACGTTGAAGGAATTCTTTTAAATGATTCTGTATTGATCGTCGCAGATTCAGTAGACCCGTCAAAAAGTGATGGTTTAGAAGCTCCTATAGGTACATTGATGATCATGCCCGATGGAACTACTAGAAGAAAGGTAGGACCTGAAGACACTGATTGGGATTATTGGCTACCTCAAAAATTCATCACTGAAGCTGACGTGGTAAAACTTATTAAAGCTCATACTAAAAAATGCAGTAATTGTCAAAAGGGTAAATCAACCCTTAAAGACAACTAAAGGAGTCTTATGAACATAAACCTTCATGAGTTCTTTGACGTTGATGGAATACAGTTTGACGGTGGTCCTGTCATTGCTTCAGGAGATCTAACACCTGATTTTTCTGCCCCGATCGGATCAATTTATCTTTGTACTTCAGGTGATCTTTGGAAAAAACAAGGTCCTCTAAATTCTGACTGGGTTAACACTATTCCTGCTACTCCGATCGTTAGAGAAACCCCAGCAGGATTGATTGACGGAGTTAACAATATATTCACGTTACAGTATAACGTTGAGTTAAACAAAGAATCTATCTACGTAAATGGACTATTGTTGAACTCTGGAGTTGACAATGATTATACAATCTCGCTCAATACTATAACGTTCAATTTCATACCACAAATAAATGATACGATATTAGTTACATATTTTAAACCTGATGGTAGCACCCCGATCATTAGAGAAGTACCGGTAGGATTAATTGACGGTTCAAACACACAATTCACATTATCATATGTTCCAGTTATAAATAAAGAATCTGTTTATGTTAATGGATTATTGATGGCTTCAGGTCCTTTAAACAATTATACCATAATAGATAATAAGATCACTTTCAAATTTGCTCCTCAAGTTGGTGATGTAATATTAGTATCATATTATAAATAATTTAATTGAAAGAAAAAGGGATCAAAAATGGCTTTAACTCAAATTAGAAATACTCAGGTGATGCCTACAACTATCACCGACAATGAAATCTCAAATTCTGCTGCTATCAAAACTTCAAAACTTCAAGATGGTGCTTTATTTGAAAGAACAACTAACAAGGGTGTAGCAAACGGCTATGCTAGTCTAGATGCTTCCGGAAAACTTACTGCATCTCAACTGCCGAGTTCTTTAGTTGGAGCTGTAGTTTACCAAGGGGTGTGGAACGCTACTACAAATACACCTGCAATCGCTTCTGGGGTTGGTACAAAAGGTCAGTACTACAAAGTTTCTACAGCAGGTACAACTTCTATTGATGGAAACGCAAACTGGTCAGCTGGTGACTTAATTATTTTTGACGGTACAGTTTGGGAACAAGTTCAAGGTGGATCTTCAGATGTAATTTCCGTTTTTGGACGAGTGGGTGCTGTAACTTTACAGAGCTCTGATGTTACTACCGCACTTGGATTTACACCTTACAGCGCAGCAAACCCTAATAACTACATTTCTGCAAACCAAACTATTACAGTATCAGGTGATGCTACAGGTTCAGGTACTACTTCAATTACATTAACTCTTGCTAATTCTGGAGTTGTTGCAGGTACTTATACTAAAGTTACTGTTGATGCAAAAGGACGTGTAACAACAGGAAATTCACTTAATGCTACTGACATAAATACTGCACTTGGATTTACAGTTCAAAATACTACTCACATCATTCGTGAGACTCCATCTGGTGCAGTGAACGGTACAAACACAACGTTTACTTTGGCTAACACTCCGATCGCAGGATCAGAGATGGTGTTTGTTAATGGTATGTTACAAGATGCTGGTACCGGAAATGATTACACAATCACCGGTGCAACGATCACGATGCTTTATACTCCATTGACTAATGATAAGATTCGTGTATCATACATCAAATAAGGTATTTAAAATTGAGAACTCAGCTTAATGGTACTGAAATTACAGATGGATCTATCCAGACAATCGATCTTGCAGATGGTTCAGTAACAGATACTAAGCTTGCAGATGGTTCAGTAACTATTACTAAGCTAGCTCTTGGAGCGAATAAAATTGTATCAGGATCAACTCCAGCTACATCTGGGACTTCAATCATAGCAACTAACACAACTCCAGTTTCAACTAATGGAACACAACTTTGGACACAGACGATAACCCCCAATAACGCTAACTCTAAGTTTACAATAGATCAGACACTTATGGTTGATACTAATACAACAAATAGAAATATTTCAATTGCATTATTTAGAAATACTACTTGTGTATATGCAGTAGGAGTAAATATTGCTACTCCAGGACGTCCTCAAATACTTAATGTTCATGCCATTGACCAACCTGGATCTATCAATTCTGTGGTATATTCACTCAGAGTCGGAATAAGTTCTTCAGGAACTTGGTATGTAAATCAAAATTATGGATCAACCATAACTTATGGCAATACAGTTAATGCATCAAACTGGTCTATCAAGGAGTTCTATTAATGTTATACACCTATGTTGAAGCAATTAGCATTGCATTTCCAAGTGTACAGTGCCATTCAATCGGAGACGGGTCAGTGTACACCGATATTGTATGGGATGCTGGTGACCCTGTACCAACTCAAGCTATTCTTGACGCTTGGATTACTGCAAACCCAAAACCAGATACGTTGATGACTATTACAAAGTATGAATTTAGAAAACTGTTCACTCTAACTGAAAGAATTGCAATTGATGGAGCTCCATCAAATCCTAATATTCCAGCTAACTATAGAGCAATGCTGCTTACAATGAACAAAGATCTTGAGTTATCAAGTGAAATAGTTCTTAACAACCCTGATGTTGCAGCTGGAGTTAATTTTCTTGAACAGCTTGGATTAATAGATGTAGGTAGAGCTTCAAGAGTTTTAGCTAACCTACCACCACTCTAGGATTAAAAATATGCAATATGCTGAAAAACGACATGAAATTAAAACGGGTGACGTTCTTGCTTGGAGCTCAAATTGCATTCAATGCAAGATCGTAAGAGCGTGGACAGGTGAAACTTATTCTCATGTCGGAATTGCTTGGGTCATTGCAGGAAGAGTATTGATACTCGAAGCAGTTACAAGCGGAATTCGAATCTTCCCTTTATCTAAAGAGCTTCCCTCATATTGGATTCCAATTCCACCAGAATTAAAAATTGATATCAATGTTCTGATAGAAACTGCATTATCTCATATGGGTGAACCCTATAGCAGATGGCAAGCAATTAGAGCAGGGTTTGGATTAAAGACATCAGGTACATCTTGGCAGTGTGCTTCATTTACGATGAAGTGTTTAGCTGCTGCCGGATTAGTGATTGATTGTGATGAAACTCCTGGGAAACTAATTGAAAAGCTGCAAGAACTTGGATCGTTTGTTGAGATCTTAAAAGACAACAATCTTTAATAGACAAAGAGATGAGCAATATGAATAGACTTGCATTTTATAAAGCTAAAAAACATCTCTTTAACATTTTAGTTTGCTGGTGGACTAGAGGTAAATATTCTCACGTTGAAGCGATCTATGAAGGCCCAAATTCAAATGAAGAGTATCTGTGTGCTAGCAGCTCAGGTGTCGACGGTGGCGTAAGGTTTAAGTGGATGAAACTTCCAGCTGATACTTGGGATATAGTTGACATTTCATTTGATCATCTTGATACAAAAAACTGGTTCACCTTACATAAAGGTGACAAATATGATTTCTTGGGATTATTTGGATTTGTTTTACGTCGAGGAATTCAAAATAAGAATAAATGGTTCTGTTCAGAAGCAGTAGCTGAATCTTTGGAAATGATAGATAGTTGGAGATTTGATCCGAACACTTTGTACTCAGTGATAATGAGTAATGTAGTAAAATAAACTAATTTTGAAATATTTTAAATGGGACATAAATATGTCCCATTTTTGTTTACTTTTTATGCACTTAATGATATAATTATTCATGTTCTTTAATCAAAAGAGCTATAAGGGTTTTGTCTTCTGGACAAATTTAATATACAATCAGTAAAAATGTATTATAATATCAAAATATCATATGGAGATTCAAATGGGACGGTTACATGAAATTCTAGCAGTTGAAAAAGGTACTACCGCAGCTGCAAATAAACTTCTTCAAGATACTGAACACAAGTTCGGTAATGAAAACTTTTTCAAGGGCTTTTCAAAGTCACTGACAATGATTGAAGGTACTCCAGAAAATCAAAAACTTGAAGAAGCAAACCGTTCTGACCGAGCAGTGCCGACTACTGTGTACGAAACATTGGAATACGCGTTAGCTGCATGGTCAAAAGCTGAAGATGTGATCTTTCAGAAGAACAAAACCAATCAAATTGCTATCAGCAACATTGAATTTCGTGGTGATGTAATCGCACAAGATATTCCTGTTGATGAACTCATGGGTCTTGAATCCCGTCTTGAAGGGATCCGCAAAGTATTTGATCGGATGCCGACTCTTGATGCAGCTAAATCATGGGAAATTGATACAGGTAAGGGTAAGTACATCTGGAAGGCAGTCAACCCAGAAATCACGACCAAGACTGAAAAGATCTTGGTACCTGTTGAGATGTCTAAAGCCACTGAACATCACCCTGCTCAAGTTCAAGCAGTAACGAAGGACCAAGTTGTAGGTAACTATGTTACCCTGAACTGGTCAGGTGCTACAACGTCAGCTCAAAAAGCTGAAGCTCTAGCTACTATTGATGAACTGATCTCTGAAGTAAAGAAGGCCCGGATGCGGGCCAACAGTGTAGAAACTGTTAATGACAAGATTGGAAACGTGATTGTTGATCTGTTACTTGCTCCACTGAAATAACTAGGCGCTTCAGCTTTTAGTACTTAGTTTTAGCTTTTTGCTCTTTAAAATTTTTAGTAGTAAAGGATTATGGCATCGTTATCATTATCATTATTCATTAGATAGCTTACCATCTTTATTTCCTGTCTTTTGACGTGAAGGTTCGAGTCCTTCCTCCCACACCCATGTGGGAGTGGTGAAATTGGTAAACACCTGGAAACTTAGGTAAGCTAGCTATGACTATAGTTATATTTTTCGTATCGCCATAACACCTGTATCATAAAGCTGTTGTTGTACTAGTTGGGAGTTTTTTAATTACAGAGATCATTCTATAATTAGCGATTGGAAGTCGGTGGTTCAAATCCATCTCCCGTCACCACTATATGACGGGGTACCTCAGTGGCCAGAGGACCAATAAAATTTAGTTATCATAAACTCACTCAGTTACTAGTTCAATGATGGGGACGAAAATCCGAAGATTCCTATACATAGCGGGCAATGCTAGTCTAGGGGTCTTTCTAAATTGTTAAATTCTAATAATTTAGAAAGACTTTATTTACTTTTAATCTAAAGCATGTTATAATAAATAAAATTATGCGGGTGTAGCCTAGAGGTCAGGCACTTGCCTTCCAAGCAAGCAGACGTAAGTCGCACGCAGGTTCAAATCCTGTCACCCGCTCCATACGTGTAAGTCAGCTACCTTACTAGGGGTGCAATATGGAGATGTCCTGAGAAGAATCGCGTATAAAGTAATAGTGGATGTTATGTCTAATTTGCTTAAAGAAATTCTTGATATGGTTGCATTACCTTATCAGTGGTTAGATTCTGAACGAGCTATTTTTAAATTTGAAGATATATCTTACGGTATCATCGTAGAATATTTAGAATTAAAACTACCAACTAGAATAATACATGTTAGTAATGTTTCATTTGGCTTAATCAAGGAAAAACTACAAACAGCAGATGACCTTGATACTTCATTAACAAAATTTGGTAAACTTAGAACGATCTTGTCAACAGTTGCTGAAGCTTGTTTAGCAAATTCTGACTTGATGAAGTGTGATGTAATTGCGTTAGCTGCAGCAGAACAAGCTAGAGAAAAACGTTCAATAGTTTATTCTTTTGCGATATCTGAGATAAAAACAAAGGTAAAAGCATTTAGAAAAGACTTCACGGTTAAATCAAAAAGCGGATCTTTGATCATGCTTCTAACTAAAATTGATTTAACAGTTGAAGAACAAAGTTACATCAAAGATCAACTTGGATTAAATAAAGTTTGATCATTGCAGTTGGGGAGCTAAGGAAGCTCACCGGTCTCATAAGCCGGTAACATGTAGGTTCGATTCCTACCGCTGCTACCAGACATTGTATAGATTAGAATTTTGATGAAAATAAATGATCTTTTTACTGGATTTGTACCATCTCTTAATGAGATCTTTGATACAAAAATTCCAGTCGAAAATTGGATGACATCAAAATCTGGAGCTAGAATCGGTAAACTTGAAGTAGATGAAGATTTGTATTTGATTGAACTTACACCTCATACATATGATTTTCAAACAACTACATACAAGTTTATTAACGTAAGTTTTAAAAAGATTATTAATGGAAAAGAATCAGAAGATCTTACTTTTACAAATAAAACAGGATCAAAGGTTATCGGTTCCATTGTACATGGTGTAATAGATGAGTTAAAAAACTTTGATGCAGATGCTATTGTTTTCATTGCAACTGATCATATAGAACAACGAATGAGAATTTATAATCGTTTATTTAGTAATCTAGGTGGACTCATCAATAGTGAATTTTCCGGTTCGATTAAAGATATAAAAATCCCTAATGGGAACATGAGTATTATCTTAAATAAACGTATTTCTAACGAAGATGTAAATAGTTTTGTTGAATATTTAAAAACTGTTAATAAATGAAGTATTATAGTACCGTAGTTACATACCAGTCATTAGAGTAGGTAAATACTGTGTAACTATGCCCTTTTAGTACAATGGTAGTACAGTTGACTTGTAATCATCTGATGTTGGTTCGATTCCAGCAAAGGGCACCCACTAAAAGTCATAAAGGAATTGACACAATGATGACTAAGATGGGTAATGAAGAAATGGTATTGCAACGATACTGTGTGATTACTTCTTCACCTATAATGAGAATCGTACCTGTATGGGATAACTATCAAGACTAACTCCCACTTACAGAACATAATCTGTAAATGTAATATACAAACATCAGACTGTTAAACATTAACAAGAGGCCTAGAATGAACAAGAATGACATTACAGGAGATTCTTTGACAACCGGTGCCGCCACTGATTCCTACCGAGATAACTACGACAGAATTTTCCGGTCTAAGGCGGCTAAGGCGGCCAATAAGGATGAGGAGTCCAAGCCGGTACCCGAGGATGCCGCCTATGCCCGCGCAGAGGCGGAACTGGTACAAATCCTTGAACCCTTGATCGGTAAAACTGTCAGTGTAGAAACAAGAGAAGAGGCAGTGGCACTCATTGCTGCTTATGCATCTGAAAAAATGCGACCTTCACGGCCCTCAGTGAATTGAAATAATAGATAAAAATGGTAACCCCTGTTAAGAAAGCAAAAAGACAAAGAAACCTACTAACACTCGTATCTTCTTTGTGATTGACCGTTCAGGATCAATGCAGTCTATTAAGACTGAGACGATCGGTGGTTTTAATGCTTTTGTTGAAGAACAGAAAAAGATCCCTGAAAAAGCTACGTTTTCAATGATTCAATTTGATCATCAATATGATGTTGTTCATGATCAAATTGACATTCAAGCTGTACCCTTGATGACTGATGAAAATTTTCAGCCACGTGGGATGACAGCTCTCTATGACGCAGTAGGGATGACTATCGGTTCAAACATGAAGGCTAAAAAGAACGAAAAGACCTTGATGGTTATCTTAACTGACGGACAAGAAAACGCAAGTAAAGAATTTTCATATGAAAAAGTACAAGATCTGATCAAAGAAGCTCAAACTGATCATAATTGGGAAGTAATGTTCATCGGAGCTAATATGAACGCTACTCAAGTGGCAACTGGGTTAGGTATCAGTGCAAAAAAATTCTGTAACATTTGACTATGACGCCATGGGCGCTACAAATGCTCTAAGCACGATGAGTTATGCTATATCAAGCAAGCAAGCGCGGTTATACAACAGATATTTCAGCAACCTGTGGTTTTGTTGCTGATATAAATGATGTCGATCTAAGCACCGTATACGCTAACTTTAAATCTGCAGCTGATCAGAAAACAAAATGATAAAAGTAGTATAGTCGCATGCAATAGGCGACTTGGGAGAAATCCCAGTGGCCTACAGAAAATGACTAGTAAAATCGAGAGATCCAATGTTGATACGTTGGTCATGGGAGTGGGCAAGCCATGTCCTTTAGGGCGTGGTAGTTGACATGATTTAGTATCTATTTCTCAAGAAGAACAGTTTCAATGTGAAAAACTGCACTAAGCTTTAAAAGCTCTTGGTTTTACTAAGCATTGGCATGTCAGAAAACGTAAGGATAATGTAACTTCAGAGTTACTGTCTTGAAATTCAATGATGCAATCTGTCATGAACTTAGTAAAACCAAGCAGTCTTGAAAATTTAGTAGGTAAAATTTGACTAAATATACACCCTTGAGATAAATACATTTGATATCTCTATTAGGGAAGAAATATGAAGCTTTCTGAAATAAAAGTACAGTTGATTCAAACGTTTTTCACTGAAGATCTAGTAGGAGTACCCAGTGATCAAATCGATGAAATTTTTGAATCGTTGGGTAAGTTAGCTAACATTGATTTAAGTCTTGATAAATTTTTGAATATCTCTCAAAATTCCATTCAGTCAGCAGACCCAAGTAAAGCCTTCAAAAAATTCACTGAAGGAAAGATCTCACTGATCACGATCACTGAAGATGACGGTTCACGTTCTAATGTTATCTTTGCTGCAGTTAGAACTGGTAAAACTGTTTTTTATGTTGATCTTACAAAGTCAATGATCACAGAAAAACAATGTGATTTCAGTACTGTAAAGCAAGCGATCAGACAAGCAAAAAACATTAATGATGATGTTTACTATAACATCATGTCAAAATAAGGCAAAATGAAAAATATGAACACCCAACTAGATAGAATGTTAGCACTTTCTGGAAAAAACAAAGAACAGAATTTAATCAACCAGCTTAAAATTGAAAAACACGCGATCATAGAAAGTTATGATCGCACAATTGAACATTTAAAAAACAACAATCAGATTGATGAAGGAATTTTTACTGCTCTTAAAAACGCGTTTGGAACTGCAAATAACCTAAGAAAGGCAGGTGTACAAGGGGTAAAAAATAAAATAAGCACGCTTGCTGGAAACGTCAAGGCGATATATAAGTCAGCAAGAGCTAAAGCTGAATTAAAAACTTTGATCGATGGTCTTGAAGATGCAATCTTGTCGTTTGAAAATCTTACTAAACAGACAAATACGATCATTAGTAGCGATCCTGAGATCAGGCAAGAGTTAGAAATTTTCAAAAAGACGTTTGAAGCGATGATCATTAGTTTAACTGCTCGCCAAGCAGTTGCTGAAAATATTGAAACAGATGATTCAGCGATTAAAAATATGTTGGTTGAAATGGGTGTTATAGTTGAAGATCAACTAACATTACTAGAAGCTGAAAAAGTTTCACCTGAACTAATTAAAGATGTAATGATAACTGCAGCATTTGAAGAAGCTGCAAAGCGCATGAAATTCATCAGCACCGCAACTCAACTCAAGAACGGAACGCTGGTATTTGACACTGGGTTGAATGGGATCAAAAATGACGGCTCGGAAGATCCAAATTCTTCTTATCTGTTAAAGATCTATGCTGACGGCCAAATTAGGGGTGAACTCAAGGGTATTAAGTTAGCTAGAGTAAATGATGGTTGGACACAAGGAAAACCGTTTAACAGTTCACATTATCGTTTAGGTAAACCAATCACAGGTAAAAATGAAGCAGAAATGTACAAAAATGCTTTGATTGACGTAGTAAAACGTTACGAGAAAAAGAAAGCTCGTTACGGTAAAGAAAAGCAAATCATTGCTGATCGCTTTGCCGAGTTTAACAAAGTCTGGAATTATGCTAACTACGGCAGCGAAGCTGAACCTGACACAAAGGATTAAATCATGAAACTATCTGACATAATCAGAGATGAAACCATCAAAGAATCATTTGTATCAAGATTAGATAAACTTACTGAAAAAGAACTTACTAAAAAGCTAAAGCAGTACGAAGGAACTATTACTGAAACAAAAATTCTTTTTTCAAAATTCATCAGTTTAAAGAATGGAACGACTGCTAAGTACGCGATCGTTACTTTTGATGACGACGAATACTTAGTAAATTTTATCGAACTTGAACATGACCTTAAGAACGGAATTGAAGTCATTAAAGTAGATCCAATGCCAACTGAAATATTTGATTCTAAAACTAAAGCAATAAACTACGTGCGAAGTATAGCACAGTAAATACTAAATTCTGGATAAAAATGAGCATAAATGAACATACTGGCGAAAAACAAGCCACTAAAGCAGCATCTGACAGCTATCGTGAAAATTATGATAAAATTTTCAGAAAAGAAAAAACTGCTAAAAAAGAAACAGAAAAAGAAGCTGATAAAAGTAATGAAATGAAGTAAAATAAATGTTTACTTTCTAGCTCACTAAGATATAATGTTTAAACTAGATGTTGTTAAGGAATTCAAGTAGTTTAGCGGCGAGAACGGAGCTGAAGGCTAGTTCATCAGAATTAAGGTACCTTGATTCTGAAAAGAAAACCGTGAGGTGCTTTCGTGCAGGTCAGACCTTGGTTCGAATCCAAGCTTGAATTCCTTAACAGCATCTAAGTCAAAGGCATGTTAATGACGAGACTTTGTTGCTCGTGTATAAATAAAATTATGAAAGCTATTGCAATGAAAACTAAACCCTGTATACAAGCTACAATTATCGATCAGCATATTGAACGAGAGTTTAATATGCCAGCAGATAATCATGGGAAACCCTTGCAATGGAAAGTGGAATGAGTTAACGCTTAAACCACAAAGTTAGAATCTAAAGCAAGGGACCTTAAAATAAGGTCCCTTTCTTATTTTGGTTAAAAGAAAATTAAAACCGGTCTTCAATCTGGAGAATGGTTTAAGATTATTAAGGATGATGATACTATAGAAATTTTTATCAAGTTGTAAGCTAAACTCGAAAAGGCACACCCGGTGTCCACAGACGAGGATAAACAAACTGTAGTAAGTAGGGGGGTTCTGGAGGCTAAAGCCGATAGACAAGCATATGATGTATATGCGGCTGCTTCGGTAGTTTAATGGTAGAACACTGCTCCTACAAAGCAGATACGAGGGTTCGATTCCCTAACGAAGTACCAAAATTATTGCCCTATCCAGTGGAACTGGTGCTGAGCCTACGAAGTTCGGTGACGGAGGTTCGATTCCTTCATAGGGTGCCGATGAGGTGGTGCAATGTTAGCACAGGTCTCAGTTCCGAGACTTAAATGAAATTCCACGGTAGCATCAAGGTGATGCAGCGGACTGTTAATCCGTGACTTAATTGTCTAGGCTGGTTCGATCCCAGCCCGTGGAGCATCACATCCAATGGTTGTAAAGTGTCTATAGATACACGGGACCCTGTCAAGGTTCAATAGTTGGGAGCGTTACCCACTACAACCGCCAAAATGATAAAATACAGCATGAGTCAGCTAGGGTGGACACTTCCCTTTCAAGGAAGAGAGACGGGGGCAGAACCCGTATGCTGTGCCAGATGTTAGAGTGTTTTGGGGTGACTTGATTGTGATAGTAGCAACCCTCTCTGTGAAAGAGGTAGAACGGGAGCGGAACCCGTAAGTCACCCCAAAGCGCTTTATGAAAAATGGGCTGTTAGTGATAACGGGAGCACGGGTGCCTTGCAAGTACTTAGACGGGGTTCGATTCCCCGACGGTCCACCAGATAGAAGATAGATTAAAAGAAATAATCGGTGTGTGGGTCAAAGGTTGATCACTCGTTTTGGGAGCGAGACTATGTGTGTTCGAGTCACACCACACCGACCGGTTTTCAGGTGGTTTTATCCTAGTGAAATGACAAGGGGGAGGCTTATCGGGAACAAATAACCGATATGAGCGCCACGATGCTTATAGCGAATATACTCCGCAAGCTATAGGAAAATCTAAGAATTTATTAGAGAATTATTATGAAATTAATAGTCAAAAAGATCTTAATGAAATCTTTGATTGGATAAAGTTAAACTATGATCCTTTGATCAAGTATTGGAACAATGAATATTCTAGCGATCGTAATTTTTATGATGAGTTAGTAAAGATTTAAATTCGGGATTCAAACATTAAAGTGATGTAACTGGCTTTTAACCAGTAAAACAGGGGGCAGTACCCTGGAGTCCCACCAAACGTTATATTGATCCCAGACATGTAGCGCTTCCAACACAGATATAGTTCTTTAGCTCAATGGTAGAGCAATCGACCGATAATCGATAGATGAAAGTTCAACTCTTTCAAGAACTACCAGTTACTTTCTAGTCTAGTAATAGGATGTCTGGTTCGATTCCAAGGAGGGCTGCCGTAAGTTGGGGTATAGTTAAGTGGTATAACAAAAGGTTTTGAACCTTTCATCCTCAGTTCGATTCTGAGTGCCCTAGGTAATTTTACAAGACAGTGAAAAGAATTCACAATTTGCTACTTGTTGGATCCATAACAATGAATCAATATGTAAATAATGGTTGGGTTAGAGGTAGAAACATGAAATTCAAATCTGTCTAAGCTAATCTAGTGAAAGCGCTGCGCTGAAAACGCAGAGAGGTTGGAGCAAAACCAACAGACAGAACCAGACATATTCGTAGATTGGTTCATGCGTCGGTCTGCAAAACCGAAGAAGATGGGTTCGATTCCCTCATATGTCTCCAAAACATGTTTAGCACGTGAATGAGCTCAAAAAGATTGTACTTAGCAGTTTAGCTCTGTTAGTGATAGTGGTTAGCAACGTCAGACTACCTGTACTGATAACATAGAATTCCTACGGCAGCTCTCGGTAGAGCAGGCGGTCTTATAAACCGTTTAGGGCAGATAACCCCCAGGTCTAGGTTCAACTCCTAGCCGTAGGACCAATAATCTCTACTACACTACTACCAACAAACGTAACTTTTAGTATAGTAAACTTTCAGCGTCATCACGATCTGGTGAACTGGCTATCACGGATCCCTCATATGGATTAGTACACGGATCGTAACCGTGGATCGTGACTAAACCCCCCCCCTCTTTTTCTTGAGATGTCTTATCTCAAGGTATCTTAGATCGAGTCATGGTAAATCTACCATCTCCTATATCAAAAGCTCTATGATTAACATAAAACTTGTTTACTTTTTGCATAAATGATGATAAAATTATCATATCTTGAATGCGTTAGGAAACAAAAATGGTTACCTACTCTCCTCAGCAACAAGCTTACTTTGACTGGATTGAAAAAGAATCTGGATCTGCAATTTTAGAGGCGACAGCAGGATCAGGTAAAACGTTTACTTTAATCAAGGGTCTTGACCTAATGAAGGGTAAGATCTTCTTCGGTGCTTACAACAAGAAGATTGCTGACGAGATCAAGGCCAAAGCTACTCCTAGCAGCTTTTTGACAATCTCTACCATGCACGCCGCTGGATTCAAGATCTGGAAGAGCTTCGCTGGAAATGTTAAAGTTGAAGGTAATAAGTGTCGTAATCTTTTTAGAGAAGCTTCTGCAAAATATCCGCACTATGCAGTTTTTGAAGCACCAGTACTTTCATTGGTATCTTACGCCAAACAAGCTGCAGTAGGAATCACCAAACCAGTTAACAATGTCAATACTTGGATAGAGCTGATTGATCACTTCAGCATTGAAACACTTGAAAATGACAAGATGATCATCTCATTAGCTAAGAAGCTACTTGAGAAATCAATTTCGCTTGATCACAAGGTTATTGATTTTGATGACATGATTTACGCTCCCTTGATTCACCAAGCAAAACCTGATCTCTATGATTGGGTGCTGATTGATGAAGCTCAAGACACCAATTCTTCTAGGCGTGCACTTGCACTGTCAATGCTAAAGCGGGGTGGTAGGTTAGTTGCTGTAGGTGATCGTCACCAAGCGATCTACGGTTTCACCGGTGCTGACGCAGATTCACTTGACTTGATTGCTAAAGCCGTATCAGCAGTTCAACTTCCCTTGACAGTTACCTATCGTTGCCCTAAAGCTGTAGTTGCTTATGCTCAAAATTGGGTGTCTCACATTACTGCTCACGAATCTGCACCTGAAGGATTGGTTTCAAGTACAAAACAATCTGATCTGGTTAAATCTGTAAAATCGGGTGATGCGATTCTTTGTCGTTTTAACGCTCCATTGATCAAGATTGCATATCAATTGATCGCTAATAGCATCCCAGCTAAAGTTGAAGGTCGTGAGATTGGAAGTGGATTGAAGAACCTAGCAAAGCGTTGGAAAGTTCGTTCTTTCTCTGCTTTGCTTACTAAACTTGATAATTATCGTGAACGTGAAGTTACAAAATTTCGCGCTAAAGAACAAGAAAGCAAAGCTGTTACAATTGAAGATCAAGTTGAGTGCTTGAAAATCATCATTGATCTTGTGATCAAGAATAACCCAAACACTGCATCTCCGATTGACGCGATCTGCAATGAAATTGACAAGATCTTTGGAGATGACGTTAACAATGAGCATGTGCTTTTGTCAACTATTCATAAATCCAAAGGACGTGAATGGGAAAAAGTGTATTGGTTGCAAACTGGACCTTCTAAGTGGGCAAGGATGGCTTGGGAACTTGAACAAGAAGACAATCTTTGTTATGTCGCTGCTACCAGAGCTAAACAAGAATTGATCTTGGTTGAAATGGAACTTGACAAATGAACTATAATTTATGTAGAGCAAAGATTCACAAGGCTACTGTCACAAGTGGAAACGTAAACTATTCAGGTAGTATCACGATCTGCAAAGATCTTCTAAAAGCTGCTGGGATCTTGCCGTATGAGCTAGTTCACGTGAACAACGTGAACAGTGCAGCACACTGGGAAACCTACGTGATCCCAGGTCCAAAAGGTGAAATCATCTTAAACGGTTCTCCTGCTAGACTATTTCAGCCAGGTGACCCAATCGTGATCATGGTATTCAGTGAGTATACAAGATTAGAACTTGAAGACTTTGTTCACACTACCCTACTAGTAAATGAGCAGAATCAAGTTACTGAGGTTATTCTAAATCAAATGATTTAAGTCCGGTGCTGACCTTCTAGAATAAATAAGTAAAACATAAAATAAGTTTAAACTTCTAGAGGTTAAATCAATGGCACCTAAACAACTTCGCCGCAGCACTGATGTTCCAGATTATAGCATATCATCTCATACAGGTGTTAAGTTTGAGCTTAAAGACATTTTTACAATCATCGTAGTAGTGTTCGGTCTTGCTAGTGTTTGGTACGGATTGAATTCACGTGTTGAAAAGATAGAATATTACATCTCTCAAGCGCAAATGTCTGACGGTAAGTTTCAAGAAATTCCACCTAGAGTTATCCGTCTAGAAGAAAATGACAAGCGTCAAGACGATCAGATCGCAAAGATCAATGGAAAGCTTGATGATCTTCGTAATGACATGAACACACAATTTAAAGCGATGGACGTACACTTTCGAGACATTGAAGTGATCATGAGCAACAATATTAAATCAAGTGGTAGACAAAAGTGAAGTTTAAAGTTCTACTTTGTGGAGCTTTATTGCTTGTTTTAAGTTTAATTTCATCCGCGAGTGATGTCTCTCGCGATGTAGCTCCGATCGGCTTCTATGATACTACCCCAAAACGAATTGACAGAAACGTTTTATACTCTATCTTCACTCTAAAGATAACATCATGGAGCGACGGTACCCACATAAAAGTCTTCATCTTACCTCGTGACAGCGATACTTCACGTGAGTTCATCTATAAATATTTTAATGTGATGCCGAATCATTATTATGATATGATCAATGCTTCTAGTTCATCAGGAAAAACAAATTCTGCTTTTGTTATTGAATCTGAAGTTGATCTTGTTCGTAAGGTGGCTGCAACTTCAGGTGCAGTAGGATTTGCAAATAGATCTATAATTATCAATGTTGGAGAATCTAGTGTTAAGATCATTAACGTTTATTAGTTTACTGTTGTTAATGAATCTTTCACATGCAGAAATAGATTCAAGTGATAACAGTACTTCATTCAATGCTTACATTAGCCAAGGTTGGATAAAAACGTCAGCAAATAAAGTCAGTGGAAGTTCAGACGCAGCAGTTGGATCATTTGACCGTACTGAGATTGGAGCGTATGGATATAAACAACTTAATTCTAATTTTGATATTAGGCTAAATACCAAGATCTTCAATGATGGTAAAAGGTCAGATAACTTTGAACCTAAGGTGATTTACTTCTTAGGTGATCTACATCAAGAGCTTGTTACCTCAGTTTATGGAGTTAGAATTGGACGTGTGAAGCACTTGTTAGGTTTTTATAACGGAAGTAGAGATAACCCAGCCTATCGTGATCTTGACATTCTACCCCAAGCGATCTACCGAGACAACTTCAGAGATATGGCGACTTCAGGTGACGGATTTCAAACTTACTTCTATGAGAGAGATCTACCTGTAGTTGATGTCGAGATTGAAGCTTCAAGAATGAAACCTGTGTTATTTCCCATGCAAGATATCTTAGCCGGGTTCTTTGGATTTGGTGCACCTTCCGGAAACTTTTCAAGTTCAGCTTTAGTTTACGGGTTCAATGTCGGAATAAATGAAAAGAAAGGTAATTGGTCTTTGCGTTATGATCTAACTGACATGGACTACGATTATGAAACCGGCAAGAACGACATTTTTCCTAGCGGTAAGATGAACACTAATGTTCATTATTTTGGTGCTAGAAAGTACTTTATTAATTCAGACATTACAGCAGAATATATCTTCGTTAAACGAAACGGTAAAACATGGAACTTTTTGCTAGCATCTGATCCTCAATCTACTCCCTTCGGATACAATCTCACTTATCGCTATAGTCAACATTGCTTTACATATTCAGTCAGTTATAATGCTTGGTATTATAGTAACCATGACAAAGATGGTTCTAAAATGCAAGCAATGACAGGAGTTCCTGCTAGTCAAGCATATTCTAAGGATTTAAATTTTGGTGTAAAATGGTCACATCATCACTGGACGATCAAGGGTGAATTTCACCACATCAATGGCACTAACATGCTGAGCAATATTGAAAATCAAATCTATCAAACTAAACCAAATTGGAATCTTCTGTCTAGCTCAATAACTTATGAATTTTAATCAAATTCTTTGAAAATTTTGTTTGTATTTATAATATAATTATCATATCTTCAATCAATATGAGGTTCAAAAATGCTTACCAAAGAAAACATCGCAATTATATACTCTGACATTCGACAAGCACTTGAAGCTGTAGCCAAAAAACATAATCTCTCGATTGCTAAAACTCTCATCTCTTACAGATCTACTGGATTTAAGCTTACCGGTGAGTTCGGTGACAAAAGTGAGCTCGGTGAAATCAACCCTTTGTTTCACAAAGACACCGTACGTTACGGCCGAACGATCGGCATGACGGTATCTGACATCGGTAAAACAATCAAGATCGGTACACGTTCTTATGAAATTCAAGGAATGAGGGGACGCAACTGGGTGATCGGCAAGGATTTTGCTGACGGTAAGATTTACAAGTTGCGCCCTGAAGACGTAAAAGCAAAGCTCAACAAAGATTAGCATGGAGCTCCGGTCAGAAGAGGGTGGGTAAAAATATCATTGAGTTTGAAGATTACCTAAGCAGGCTTGATAAGATCTAGTTTAGCCCTTGTAGCTCAGTGGAAGAGTGCACACTAAGTGATAAGTGTAAGTTCAACACCGGGTATCCGTTTCTGTAGCTCAGTGGATAGAGCGCTAGCCTCCGAAGCTAGAGGTCGTGAGTTTGATTCTCACCAGGAACGCAAAAGTATACTTTCTTAGAAATGCATGTTAAGATAATCATGCTTTACAAAAATTCTACTTTAAAGGAAAACTATGAATAAGTTGATAGGATATACATTGATTGTTGCTGGAATTTTCGGCGGAATTTATGTCGGTGCTTGGTTGATGCTTATCGGTGGAATTGTTGAGATAATTGAAGCAGTTAAATCAACTCCAGTTAATGGGATTGACATAGGGATCGGTTTACTTCGAGTAGTTTTATCTGGGATTGCTGGTTGGGTTACAGCGTTCTTTACGTTTTTTGTTGCCAGTGTGTTCTTAGGTGCTAATATCAACGTTCGTCGTAAAAATAGATTTCTACGTTAAATCAGCTTCATCTTCATAGCTTACTCAATGTTACCATTGAGTAAGCTATGATTTTTAGCATTGATCCTGTACATTAAAATCTGATAGGCTTTTCAATACTAGGTTAGAAAGTTCAGTTTCACGTTTTATCCGATCATCACTTACATAATCAGAATCTTTTGAAAAACTAAGTGGATTCTTCTCTTGAGATGTCTTTAAATGATCATTAACTTTTCTAATTACGGCGCTTGAGATCATGAAATTCACTCGTTCAATCATCTCTCTTGGGTCACCCAAAATCGGTAAAGTTATCATCACTTCTCGAGGTGTTAAGCTGCCTTCTGGGTAGCGACCTAATGCTTGAGCTAAGTGTTTTTTAACTAATTCAATACCGTCAAATGTTTTCATAAAATACCTTTAATTTTATTTATGGCGCCGTAAAAGGTCAGTATAAGGTGTGTTTTCTTGACTTATCAGATCACATGAGAAACCCTACCCCTTTACGATTACATAAATAATTCTATTATCCAAGAAAGTTTAAGAGTGGTATAGAAATTGAAAACGTTTAAACAGTATATTCAAGAAGCATCAGTGACTCCAATCAAATCAACTCCGATTGATTTACAAGAGGCATTTAAAGTCATTAAGAAGAACTGTTCCGATTCATTGTGGATGTTCGAATTTAAGACTCCGATATGGAGAGGAGAAAAACAACAAAATTCAATCTTAGGAAAAGATGGAGTTGCTGTTATTGACACGACGAAATCAGAACGGAAAAGCAAAAATACAAGTAATTGGTACACGTTGATTATCGACAATAGTCCAAAATATAAAGAATATCCAAAAAGAAGTCAATCGCTTATCTGCACGAATAATATTAAATCCGCTGAGGTATATGGAACCCCTATGGCAGTTATTCCATTTAATAGCGCTAAAATTGGAGTAGTCAATGCTCCAGATATATGGGATAAAACGATTACTATGGGCGATGAAAGAATGGACATCGAAAGTGCAAACAATTATTTTAATATTCTTAGAGAATTCGGACTTTCCGACACCAATTGGCAATCATTCGTTGATTTTGACAAGAAACTGAAAACCGATGAAAACTTTAGAGAGGAAGTAGAAGATAGTGTTGAAGACAAACCTTTAGAAGGCTTGTTGGATGATTTCGTTAATAAAGTCAGAAAAATGTATGATTATCTAGGATTTGAGTTGCTAACCCCAAAACAATATGAAAAAAGACCGACGACAAGTCGTGAAACAGAAATGTGGGTTGGTGGAGAAGTTGTGTGCCTTAGTGAAAATATTTTCAAAACACTATGTAACGAGTTCAAAATTGAAAACATTTAAACAATATATTCAAGAAGCATCAGTGACTCCAATTAAATCGACTCCGATTGATTTACAAGAGGTAAAAGAAATTATTAAAAAGAACTGCTCTGATTCATTGTGGATGTTTGAAACCAGAACAGCGATATGGAGAGGTGAAAAGCAACAAGATTCAATCTTAGGAAAAGATGGAGTTGCTATCATTGACACAACAAAATCGGAACGGAAAAGTGCATCCGCGAGTAATTGGTACACGTTAATTATCGACAATCATCCAAGATATAAAGAATATCCAAAAAGAAGCAAGTCACTTATCTGTACGAATAATATAGAAACTGCTGAAGCATATGGAACCCCTATGGCAATTATACCATTTAATAGCGCTAAAATTGGAGTAGTCAATGCTCCAGATATATGGGATAAGACGACTACTATGGGAGATGAAGAAATGGACCTATTACGTGCAAACAGTTATTTTAATATTCTTAGAGAATTCGGACTTTCAGATACTAACTGGCAATCATTCATTGAGTTCGATAAGAAACTGAAAACCGATGAAAACTTTAGAGATTCAGTAGAAAATAGCGTTAAAGGCAAACCTTTAGAGGACTTATTCGATGATTTTGTTAATAAAGTTAGAAAAATGTATGATGATCTAGGATTTGAATTGCTAAATCCAAAACAATACGAAAAGAGACCGACGACAAGTCCTGAAACAGAAATGTGGATTGGTGGAAAAGTTCTATGTCTTCGTGAAAGCATTTTCAAAACATTGTGTAGCGAGTTCAAAATTGAAAACATTTAAACAATATATTCAAGAAGCATCAGTGACTCCAATTAAATCGACTCAACTTGATCTACAAGAAGTAGAAGAAATTATTAAAAAGAACTGCTCTGATTCATTGTGGATGTTTGAATCTAAGACTCCAATATGGAGAGGTGAAATGCGACAAGATTCAATCTTAGGAAAAAATGGAGTTGCTATCGTTGACACAACAAAATCGGAACGAAAAAGTCAAAATACAAGTAATTGGTACACGTTAATTATTGACAATCATCCAAGATATAAAGAATATCCAAAAAGAAGTCAATCGCTCATTTGTACGAATGATATCGAAACTGCTAAAAGATATGGAACCCCTATGGCAATTATACCATTTAATAATGCTAAAATTGTGATAGTAAATGATCCAGATATATGGTATAAAATAATTGTAATGGGCAATGAAAGAATGATGATAGAAAATGCAAACGATTATTTTGATATTCTTAGAAAATTCGGACTTTCAGATACCAATTGGCAGTCATTCATTGATTTTGATAAGAGATTGAAAACCGATGAAAACTTTAGAGATTCAGTAAAAGATAGTGTTGAAGGAAAACCAATAGAGAGTTTGCTGGATGATTTTGTTAATAAAGTTAGAAAAATGTATGGTGATCTAGGCTTTAAATTGCTGACTCCAAAACAATACGAAAAGAGACGTGAAACAGAAATATGGATTGGTGGAGAAGTTGTGTGCCTTAGTGAAAGCATTTTCGAATCATTGTGTAGCAAGTTCAAAAATGAAAACGTTTAAACAATATATTCAAGAAGCATCAGTAATTCCGATTAAATCGACTCAACTTGATCTACAAGAAGTAGAAGAAATTATTAAAAAGAACTGTTCTGATTCGTTGTGGATGTTTAAACGCAGAAGAACAATATGGAGAGGTGAAAATGATCTGAATTCAATTTTAGGAAAAGATGGAGTTGCTATCATTGACATAACAAAATCAGAGCGGAAAAGTCAAAATACAAGTAATTGGTACACGTTAATCATCGACAATAGTCCAAAATATAAAGACTTTCCAAAAAGAAGTCAATCGCTAATTTGTTCGAGTAATATAGAAATTGCTAAAGCATTCGGGCCCCCTATGGCAATCATACCATTTAATAGCGCTAAAATTGGAGTAGTTAATACTCCAGATATGTGGAATAAATCAGTTATTATAGGCGGCAAAAAAATGGACGTCGAAGTAGCAAATAAGGTTTTTAATCCGCTTAAAAAATTTGGGCTTTCTGATACCAATTGGCAGTCATTCATCGATTTTGACAAAAAACTAAAAACCGACAAAAAATTTAGAGAGGAAGTAGAAGATGATGCTGAAAGCAAACCTTTAAAGAGCTTATTTGATGATTTTGTTGTCAAAATTAGAGGACTATATGACAATCTAGGATTCGAATTGCTAACTCCAAAACAATATGAAGAAAGAACAAAGAAAAGACGACGCGAAACAGAAATGTGGATTGGTGGAAAAGTCGTGGCTCTTAGTAAAGAAGTTTTTGAAACAATATTATAACGAGTTCAAAAATGAAAACATTTAGACAATATATTCAAGAAGCAGATCAGAGTTTTGACCTGGATAAGTTCAAAGAAGATTGCAATTTCTTCTTGACAAAATTAAAAGGAACTCATGGAAAAGATCTTTTATACCATGGAACCCACAAGTTACCTAGCGGTGATTTTGAAATACGCCAATTTCAAGAAAGAACAGGGCCCAAAGATTCAACCAAATATTCACATGACCAATTGAACAAGATGTTTGTCAAAAAATTTGGAGTGAAGGCTCGCAATTGGTTATTTGTTACTGGACGGTTGTCATATGCCTTCGATTATGCAAAGAATG